CGCGGCTGGTGATGAGGGACTATGGCGAGCGCCTCGATGCCGAGCGCCGGCGCAAGCGCGACGCCATCCTGCAGATCCTGTTCGACGAGGCGGCCCAGGGGCGCTGCTACACCGCCAACCAGTTCGCCGAATCCTTCGAAGGCAAGGCCGGTCTGGGCGGCGAGCGCACCATCCGCGAGCGCCTCTCTGCGCTTTCGACCCAGGGTTACATCAAGTACTTCCGCAACGCACAGGACTATGGCCTGCCACGCATCGGCCGCACCAAGTACGGCTACCTGTGCGTCGAGGGCATGGTGCTGCGCATACCGGCGGGCGAGCCCGATCCCGACACCGGCGAAGTGCCGCTGCGCGAGCTACCGGTATTACCTACCCACTTCAAATGCCCGCAATCGGGGGCCGCATTGCCGGTCGAGAACCCCGAGGTGTGGGTTTACCAAGACGACTTCATCGACCCGCAGGAGGACGCATGAACACGCGCAGGCAAGTTGGCAAAAATTCTGCCAACTGGAACCCGAATTTTGCCAACTGGATTCAGTTGGCAAACGTCTGCCAACTGGAAAATCAAAAAAATCAATGCATTACAGATCAGTCGGCAAGTTGGCAGTTGGCAACGCCTGCCAATTTGCCAACTGAGCTAACACCATGTTTTTACTTACCTTTCGGGGATTTCCCAGTTGGCGAAAACTCCCTCCCCCCTTCGGGGGGAGAGGACCACGTCGTGTCCTCTCCCCCGACCCGAAGGGGTCTGCCCGGCATCGACGGTCGGGATCGTGAACCGGGCACGGCCATCCTGAGCCTCGACCTCGGCACCCGGACCGGCTGGGCGGTGCTCGGCCGTGACGGCTCCATCACCAGCGGCTCGGAGTCCTTCAAGCCCCAGCGCTTCGAGGGCGGCGGCATGCGCTACCTGCGCTTCAAGCGCTGGCTTGCCGAGATCAAGCAATCGGCGGACGGGTTGGATGCGGTGTACTTCGAGGAGGTCCGCCGCCACGCCGGAGTGGATGCCGCACACGCCTACGGCGGCTTCATGGCCCAGCTGACCGCCTGGTGCGAGCACCACGGCATCCCGTACCAGGGCGTTCCGGTGGGCACGATCAAGAAGCACGCCACCGGCAAGGGCAACGCCGGCAAGCAGGAGATGGTGGCCGCCATGCAGGCCCTGGGTTTCCGGCCCGAGGACGACAACGAGGCCGACGCACTGGCGCTGCTGATGTGGGCGATCACGACGCAGGAGATGCCGGCATGAATGCACCCAGCCCCCACTATCGTTGCCCCCTCGGGCGCCTGCAACCGACTCCCCCGGACGTCGATGCCATAAAACGCGACGGCTGGCGGGACCAGGGCATCCTGGTGGTCTCGCTCGACGACGAGCGGCTCGACTGGATCGAGCGGGAGCTGGTGAAGCGCATCGGCGAGCGGCTCTACGGTCGCCAGGGAGACGGCCATGTGGAGCGTTGACGACGTCGCCGAGCGCTTCCGGGAGGCCGCCCAGACCGCGCGGCGTCTGCCGCCGGTACGCGTCCAGGGCTACTTCAACACCTGGCCGGCCATCCTGCGCCAGCCGTGGGAGACCTACTCGGGCGACGACGTGCTGTACCGCTTTCCGCCCGACCCGGCCGCCATCGACCGCATGGAGGAGACGATGCGCTGGGTGCTGTGGCTCACCGAGGAGCAGCGCCATCTCGTCTGGATGCGCGCCGAGGAACGCGGGTGGCGGGAGATCTGCCGGCGCTTCGGCTGCGACCGCACTACGGCCTGGCGGCGGTGGCAGAAGGCGCTCGACATCGTCGCCTGCCGTCTGAACGAGCAGACCCGCCGGACCGTGGCCAGCCTTTCATGAGTGAAGTTGCGGGTCGTTTCCAAAGTGATCCAAGCCATGCGGGCGGATGCGGAACGATGCCGGTTTCGAGCCATTTTGGACGTGCAACACTTCACCCGTTTTTGCGCTAGGATTTCGCTAACCTCGCGAGAGAAGCATGTGCGAAGGCCACGGAGCGATCCGTGGTCTTCGTCGTTTCTGCCTTCGCGATCCGACCCGCCGAGCGCGATGGGTCCTTCCTGGCCGAAAAGCCATGCGGGGGGCGCGCGCGCGGCATTTCGCTAGCGTCCGATCCCGAAACGAGGTTACCGGTTACCACCCCGGTTACCGCCTGAACCGAGTTACCACCCTTTGATGACCCGCCCCTCGTGGCGGGTTTTTGCGTTTCCATGACTGAACGACTGCGCGTCGAGTATCGCAAGATCGAGACGCTGATCCCCTACGCCCGCAATCCGAGGACGCACTCCGAGGCCCAGGTGGCGAAGATCGCCGCCAGCATCGTCGAGTTCGGCTGGACGCAACCCATCCTGGTCGACGGCACCAACGGCATCATCGCCGGCCACGGCCGCCTGGCGGCAGCCCGCAAGCTCAACCTCGCCGAGGTCCCGGTGATCGAACTCGGTCACCTCACCCCGGCGCAGAAGCGGGCCTACGTGATCGCCGACAACCGCCTGGCGCTGGACGCCGGGTGGGACGAGGAGATGCTTGCCATCGAATTGGCCGAACTGTCGGAGGCGGGTTACGACCTGACCATGACCGGCTTCTCCAACGAGGAGATCGAGGAACTGCTGGTTGGTGCCGAGCAGGCACTGGAGGAAGAGGCCTCTGATGGGGCAGAGGAAGAAGCCGCCGACGATGTGCCGGATGCGCCGGCCAACCCGGTCACACGTCCAGGGGACGTCTGGCAGATCGGCGCGCACCGCCTGATCTGCGGCGATGCCACCGATCCGGCCGTCGTCCGGACGCTGATGGGGGGCGAGCAGGCCGCCTTGTGCTTCACCTCGCCACCCTATGGCAACCAGCGCGACTACACCTCCGGCGGCATTTCCGACTGGGATGGCCTGATGCGGGGCGTCTTTGCCAACCTGCCGATGGCCCCGAACGGCCAGGTGTTGGTCAATCTCGGCCTCATTCACCGTGAGCAGGAAGTCATTCCCTACTGGGACGGCTGGATCGACTGGATGCGCACCCAGGGCTGGAGGCGCTTCGCCTGGTATGTCTGGGACCAGGGGCCGGGATTGCCCGGTGACTGGAATGGCCGGCTGGCCCCTTCGTTCGAATTCGTCTTCCACTTCAACCGGAAGGATTCCGAGGCCCGGCGCCCGAACAAGATCGTGCCCTGCATTTATGCGGGCAAGGATACCCACTTGCGCGGCGACGGCACCAGCGCTGGCGGCATGCGCAACAAGGACGGCAGCCGGACGACCTGGAACCATGTCGGCCAGGTGACGCAGGAGACCAAGATTCCGGATTCCGTCATCCGTATCATGCGGCATAAAGGCAAGATCGGTCAGGACATCGATCACCCGGCCGTATTTCCGGTAGCGCTGCCACAGTTCGTGCTGGAGTCCTACACCGACGAGGGCGAGATCGTGTTCGAGCCGTTCTGCGGTTCGGGCACGACCCTGCTGGCGGCAGAGCGCACCGGCAGAAAGGTGCGCGCCACCGAGATCGCCCCGGAGTATGTGGATGTCGCCGTGAAGCGATTCCAGCAGAACTTCCCGGAGGTGCCGGTCACGCTGGTGACCACTGGGCAGACCTTTGATGCGGTTGCCGCAGAACGGTTGGGAGTCATGGCATGACGATTTCGTGGCTTGCCGACAAGATCGAGCAGTGGCCGACTGCCAGGCTCGTGCCCTACGCCCGCAACGCTCGCACCCATACCGAGGCGCAGGTGGCGCAAATTGCCGCCTCGATTGCCGAGTTCGGCTTCACCAATCCCATCCTCGCCGGCGGCGACGGGGTGATCGTCGCCGGGCATGGGCGCCTCGCAGCGGCACAGAAGCTGGGGCTCACCACCGTGCCGGTGGTGGTGCTCGACCACCTGACGCCCACCCAGCGCCGGGCCCTGGTGATCGCGGACAACCGCATTGCCGAGAACGCCGGCTGGGACGAGGCGATGCTCCAGGTGGAGCTCGCGGCCCTCAAGGACGACGACTTTGACCTGACCCTGACCGGGTTCGACGCCGACGCTCTGGCCGACCTTATGGCCGGCGATGAGATCACCAACGAAGGTCAGACCGACGACGATGCCGCGCCCGATGTGCCGGCGATGCCGGTGTCACGACCGGGCGATGTCTGGCTCTGCGGTGAACATCGCGTGCTCTGTGGCGACGCGACCAAGGCCGATGCCTACGCGCGACTGTTCCAGGACGGTGAACGGGCGGATATGGTTTTTACCGACCCGCCCTATAACGTCGACTACGCCAACAGCGCGAAGGACAAGCTGCGTGGCAAACACCGCCCCATCCTCAACGATGCGTTGGGCGAGGGCTTCTACGACTTTCTCTACGACGCCCTGGCTCTGATCAATGCGCGCACGCGCGGCGCGATCTACGTCGCCATGTCGTCGAGCGAATTGGACACGCTGCAAGCGGCCTTCCGTGCCGCCGGCGGGCACTGGTCGACCTTCATCATCTGGGCCAAGAACACCTTTACCCTGGGGCGCGCCGACTACCAGCGCCAATACGAACCCATCCTCTACGGCTGGCCGGAGGGGGGCGAGCGCCACTGGTGCGGCGACCGCGACCAGGGCGACGTCTGGCAGATCAAGAAGCCGGCCAGAAACGACTTGCACCCGACGATGAAGCCGGTGGAACTGGTGGAGCGGGGGGTTCGGAATTCCAGCCGCCCGGGCGACGTGGTGCTCGACCCGTTCGGTGGTTCCGGCACGACGCTGATTGCCGCCGAGAAGTCGGGGCGCATGGCGCGGCTGATCGAACTCGACCCCAAGTACGTCGATGTGATCGTGCGCCGCTGGCAGGACTGGAGCGGCAAACAGGCCACCCGCGAGGCGGATGGCGTGGCGTTCGACGATCTATCAGGTGTCGGAGAATCGCGGGTAGAGGTCGCCGCTGGTGATGTCGGCCAGGTAGATCATGTTTTCGAACTCGCCGAGTCGATCGGCCACAATGACGCCACCGACTGACTGGATCGCCACCCCGTAGATTCGGGTCAGCAGGGTCAGTTCCGCAATGAACTTGTCGTAGTTGGCCTCGATTTGCCGCTTGGTGAGGACGGTGGGCATGTCGATCTCCTTACGCGGCTTCGAAGGACTCGTCGGTCACCTCGCAGTGGATCACAAACCCGGTGAGGTAAGGCAGCCCCTTGGGGATGCCGTAGTCCTTGCTGGTCTGGCGGCCAATCGTCCAACCCATCCACCGCGTCACTGCGGCGTCGATGGCCTGCTGGATCGTGCGGCCCCGCAGCATCTCGTTGAGAACGTCATCGGCAAAGTGGCGTCCGTGGCGGCTGTCGAGGAACAGCCTGACCGACTCGAGAGGCTGGTGGGTGGCGTCCGAGATCGTGGTCATCGCGATCGGCCAGGCGGCGTCGGCGTGCTCGCCCATGGTACCGTAAAAGCCCCACGACTCGTTCTGGGTGGCGGGGATTTGCTTGGTGGTGGTCATTGTTTTCTCCTACGGGTTGATCGTTGCGACACCCGTATGAACGCGCTGTTCGATGGAGAAGCCAAGCGCTTTTTCAATCGAATCGGGCCAGGGCGCGACCCTGATGGTCGCAGGGTCATAAATCGGCTCGCGCGCGCCGGCCATCTGCTTGAGGGCCTTCTCGATGGCCTCCTGTTCCATTTTTGCGCGGACATGGAACACCACGCAATCATGGTGGTCGGTGGTGCGGATCGCATTGACTGACCAACGGCGCGAGGGGGCAGCGGGCCTGGTTTTTTGTTGGCCCGTCCCGCCGCACTTGAAGCACACGCCGCCCAGCACGTTGGCGTAATGGGGAAGGTGCCCCTTCCCCTCACAGCGTGTGCATGGATAGGTTTGGGGCGCCTTCATCGCTTACTCCTGGTTGGCGGCGCGGGCGACTTCGTGCGCGCGGGCCAGTTCTGCTTGCGCCTCCGCGATCAAGTCCAGGCGCAGGTTGGGCAGGATGTTGCTGGCCAACTCATTCAGGAGCCAGTTCATCGTTTTTGCTTGGTCGTAAAGCGTTTCGGCTCCTTCAAATCGCTCGGCGTAACGGTCGAGCTCGCGCAAGCTGCGCTCCAGGGTGCTGCGTGCCTGGGCGATGGCCTCGCGGGCGTTGCGTTGGGCGGCGTCGATCAGGTAATCGCGAGGTGTTTTCATGGTGATGTTCCTTTCTGTGGTTGGTTGCGACACCCGTATGAACGCGCTGTTCGATGGGGAAGCCAAGCATCAGATCGTTGATTTATACCTTTGGGAGACGGCGCGGCTTTAGGCCGCGCCTTTGACGATCACTGAATCCGGTAGATGCGCTCGCCGCCCTCGGGTTTTTCCGAGGTGATGGTGAGTCCGAGTTTCTTCTTGAACGCCCCGGCAAAGGTGCCGCGCACCGTGTGCGCCTGCCAGCCGGTGGCCGCGCAGATCTGGTTGATGGTGGCCCCTTCCGGCCGCTGCAGCATCTGGATCACGGCGGCCTGCTTGCTGTTCTGCCGGGTGCGGGGCTTGCCCTCGACGCCCACCTTGAGCAGGCGCTTGGCCGCTTCCTGTTTCTCGCGCGCCCAGTTGGCTTCTGCGGCCGACACGGCGGCCTCGACCTCGGGATCGGGGTGAGTGGTGACCAGCGTCGGCCGGGCGCGCCCCAGGGCGTCGTAGCCCTCGGCGGCAACGAACCAGTCAGTGCTGTCGCGGGTGATCAAGGCCTTGTTGAACAGACCCTCCAGCACCTTGGTGCGGGCACCGCCCTTGATGTTGTCGGGGAACCATTCGATCTTGCCGTCGGTGTGCTCGATGGCGTAGGCGAGGATGGCGTGCTGGGCCGGGGTCAGTTGGATGGTGGTCATTTGATGCTCCTTCATGGTGGTTGATGGTGTGGTCATGAACGCGCTGTTTCCGAGTGAAGCCAAGCGCTTTCTGCTTCTTTTCAGCCCTGCTTCGCGGCCTGCCGGCCTGCCTCGTAGGCCGCCATCAGGGCGCTCTTGACGCCCCAGACGCTGACCTCGTGGAAGTCCATCCGGTCGCTGTTGCGGGTTTCCAGGGTTTCGATGAACAGGTGATCGAGCGCGATCTGCTGCATCTGCTGGTCGAGGGTTTGGGCGGCTTGCTTGGTCATGGTCGTCTCCTTGCGTTGGTGTTGATGGCGATTGCATTCAGGCGCTGTTCGAACAGGAAGCCAAGCTCTTTCTGCCTGGCTTCGCCGATTCATTTGCGTCCTGCCTTGAGTGATTGGATGCCCTCGTGGGCAAGCGTCAGGGCTGCGGTCTGAAACGCGATATGCGCCACCCCGGGTGCCTCCTTGGCGTCATCGATCAACTCGTCAATCACCGCCTTCGACTTGGCGCGCATCGCCGCGCAGGCGGCATCGAGTTCCGTGGTGCTCGCAGTGCGCACTTCCGGATATAGGCGTACCAGCAGGGTTAGGGCGGTATCGGCCAGTTTCTTGCCAAGGGTGTCCAGTTTGTCGGCGTGCATGTTTGTCTCCTGCAATGTGGTTGATGGTGATGGCATGAACGCGCTTCTGTGGAGGAAAGCCAAGCTCTGAATCGCGACGTTGGAGAACATCTGCGATGGGCTTGATGTAGATCATGGGTCTGTCGATACGCGCTTACGCCCGGCATCGCGGCGTCTCTCACGTGGCGGTCAAGAAGGCGATCGATACCGGGCGCATCACGCTGGAGGCCGACGGCACGATCGACCCTGTGCGGGCCGATGCGCAGTGGGCGCAAAATACCGCCGCGCCGCGCAGGCCTATCGCCCGCCCGGCTGCTACGGCGCAAGTGGCCCGTTCCTCGCCACGGGAAAGCGTCGAACCGGTCGCGCCGCCGCTGTCTGCCGGCGGCACCTCGCTCTTGCAAGCCCGCACGGTCAACGAGGTGGTCAAGGCGCAGACCAACAAGGTGCGCCTGGCGCAGCTCAAAGGAGAACTGGTCGACCGGGCCCAGGCCATCGCCCACGTCTTCAAACTGGCGCGGTCAGAGCGGGAGGCGTGGCTCAACTGGCCGAATCGCATCACGCCGGTCCTCGCGGCGGAACTGGGCATCGACGAGCACACCCTGTTCGTGGCGCTCGACGTCGCCGTGCGCGTGCATCTGGAGGAACTGGGCGAGTTCGTGCCGAAGGTGGACGGATGATGGCGGACGACTACGAAGGGGCACTTGAGATCGAACGCGCCTGGCGCGAAGGACTGCGTCCCGATCCACGCCTGACCGTATCCGATTGGGCCGAGCGCTACCGGATGCTCGGCACCCGCGAATCGGCCGAACCCGGGCGCTGGCGCAATGCGCGCACGCCCTACCTGCGCGAGATCATGGACTGCCTGTCCCCCACCTCGCCGGTGGAACGGGTGGTGTTCATGAAGGGTGCGCAGGTAGGCGGCACGGAACTGGGCTTGAACTGGGTGGGCTATGCCATCCATCACGCGCCCGGCCCGATGATGATCGTCTGGCCGACGACCGAAATGGCGCAGAGAAACTCCAAGCACCGCATCGATCCCTTGATCGAGGAGTCGCCGGTGCTCAAGGACATCATTGCGCCACCCAGGAGCCGGGATTCCGGCAACACGGTGCTGATGAAGGAGTTTCGCGGCGGCGTGCTGGTGATGACCGGGGCCAACTCGGCCGTGGGCCTGCGCTCGATGCCGGTGCGCTATCTCTTCCTCGACGAAGTGGATGCCTATCCACTGGACGTCGATGGCGAGGGCGACGCGATTCATCTGGCCGAAGCGCGCACCCGGACTTTCGCACGGCGCAAGATTCTGCTGGTGTCCACGCCGACCATCGCGGGGGCGAGCATCATCGAGCGGGAGTTCGAGGCATCCGACCAGCGCCGCTACTTCGTGCCGTGCCCGCATTGCGGTCACCGCCAGTGGTTGAGGTTCGAGCGGCTGCGCTGGGATCGAGGACAGCCGGATACCGCCGCCTATCTTTGCGAGGACTGCGAAACCGCGATTGCCGAGCATCACAAACCCCGGATGCTGGAACTTGGGGAATGGGTGGCGCAAGGAATAGGTACGAGCGCGGGGTTTCACCTCTCCAGCCTCTACAGCCCCTGGCGCAAGTGGCGCGAGATTGCGGCGTCGTGGGAGAAGGCCGCCATGTCGGAGAGCCGCTCGGCGGCGATCATCAAGGCGTTCAAGAACTCCGAACTGGGCGAGGCCTGGGTCGAGGAGGGTGAAGCCCCCGACTGGCAGCGCCTGCTGGAACGGAGAGAGGACTATCCCATCGGCAGCGTGCCTGCGGGCGGCCTGCTGCTGACGGCCGGAGCCGACGTGCAGAAGGACCGTATCGAGGTGTCCGTATGGGCCTTTGGGCGCGGCAAAGAAGCCTGGCTCATCGAGCATCGGGTGCTGATGGGCGACACCGCCCGCGACGCGGTTTGGAAACGCCTCGGCGAAATGATCGCGGAAACGTGGTCGCACGAATCCGGCGCGCAACTGCCGCTCGCCCGGTTCGCTCTGGACACGGGTTTCGCCACGCAGGAGGCCTACACCTTCGTGCGTCTGGCGCGCGATCCCCGCGTGATGGCGGTCAAGGGCGTGCCCAAGGGCGCGGCCCTGGTCGGTACGCCGACAGCGGTCGATCTTTCGCAGGGCGGCAGGAAGCTGCGCCGGGGCATCAAGGTGTTCTCGGTCGCGGTCGGCATCGCCAAGCTGGAGTTCTACAACAACCTGCGCAAGGCGGCAGATGTGCTGGAGGATGGGGTCACCCTGCGTTACCCCACCGGCTTCGTGCACCTGCCGAAGGTCGATGCCGAATTCGTGCAGCAGCTGTGCGCCGAGCAACTGGTCACCCGCCGTGACCGCAACGGTTATCCAGTGCGCGAGTGGCAGAAGATGCGCGAACGGAACGAGGCGCTCGACTGCTACGTGTATGCCCGCGCGGCGGCGAGTGCCGCCGGTCTCGACCGCTTCGTGGAGCGGCACTGGCGCGAACTGGAACGACAGATCGGACTCTCGCCCCCCGGAGACCCCGATCCGCCGATCGAACAATCCACTGAGGCCACCCAACGCGGTGGCCTCGATGTTTCTGGAACACCGAGAACAGGCCGGCGCGTGATTCGTAGCCGCTGGTTCAACTGATCACACCACCACTGGAGAACCCCACCATGAGCTTGCAAACCCAACTCAACAGCTTCGTTCTGCGTGTCGCCGAGGAATTCAACGCCGTCAAGGGACGCACCGGCACGCTGACCGCGCTGACCACCACCGACAAGTCGAGCTTGGTGGCGGCGATCAACGAACTGAAGGCCGCCATCCTGACGGCGGTGGCCATCGACGACCTGCAGGTATCGACGACGACCACGTATTCGTCGAACAAGGTCGTCACCCTGCTCGATGCGCTGAAGGCCGACATTCTGGGCGGTGCCGATCCCGCCTACGACACCCTGCTCGAACTCCAGCAAGCGTTGCAGAACGACCAGACCGGCATCGCCGCGCTGACCGCAGCCATCGACAAGCGGGTGCGCTTCGATGCGGCGCAAACGCTGACGGTGCTCGAGCAACAGCAGGCCCGCGACAACATCGGCGCGGTCGCCGCCACTGACATCGGCGACACCACCACCGACTTCGTGGCGATCTTCAACGCGGCTCTGGTGTAAGTGATGAGCCTCGTCGCGCAACTGTCGGCGCTCGCCACCCGCATCGGCACCGAGATCAAGGGGCTGATTCGGCCCGACCATCCCGGGCTTGCCCGGGCCTGGGTGAATTTCGGCTACGTGAGCGGGGCGGTCCAGCTTCGCGCCGCCTTCAACGTTGCCTCGGTGACCCGCTTGGGAACGGGCCGCTACCGTATCGAGTTCGAGACGCCATTTCCCGACGCCAAGTACTGCTGGGTCGCCACCGGCAGGAGCAACACCGCGACGGGGACCATCCGCTTCGCGGCAGCACGCGGCACGACCGATGGCAAGACCGCTAATTACCTCGAACTGGCCTGTACCAGTGCGGCGGCGTCGCTCGCCGACACACCCGAGATCAGTCTGGTGGTCTATCGATGAGCACGCCGACCTACACCGAAGCGCAGTTGCAGGCCTTGCGCGATAGCTTGGCCCGTGGCGAGAAGCGCGTCACCTTCGGCGACAAGACGGTCGAGTACCGCACTGTCGACGAACTGAAACAGGCCATCACCGAGGTCGAAGCCGCGATGCACAAGGATGCCGTTTCCACTGGTCTGTATCCGCGCGCACCGCGCCAGATCCGCGTGACCACCGGGAAGGGATTCTGATGGGCTGGATCGGAACCATCAAACGCCGCGTCTTCGGCGGCACGCCCACCTACGACGGTGCAGGACTCGGTCGGCGCACGCTCGCCTGGACGGTGGCCAATCCCGGAGCGGTGGCGGCACTCGCCTACACGCAGGAGCAGTTGCGCGCCAAGAGCCGCGACCTCGTGCGTCGCAACGCCTGGGCCGCCGCCGGCATCGAGGCCTTCGTCGCTAACGCCATCGGTACTGGCATCAAGCCGCAGAGCATGGTGGCGGATGCCGGACAGCGCGAAGCGATCCAGCGTCTCTGGTGGAACTGGGTGGAAGAGGCCGACGCGGCAGGGCTTACCGACTTCTACGGCTTGCAGGCGCTGGCCTGCCGCGCCATGATCGAGGGCGGCGAGGCGATCGTGCGACTGCGCTGGCGGCGTCCCGAGGATGGGCTGCCAGTAGCGCTTCAAATTCAAGTGCTGGAGGCCGAGCATCTGCCGCTGGCGATGAATCGAGAGTTGCAAAACGGCAACGTCATCCGCGCCGGCATCGAGTTCGACCGGCTGGGACGGCGTGTCGCCTACCACCTGTATCGCTCCCATCCGAACGATGGCGGTCTCGCACCCATGTCCGGGTCGGGTGGCGTCGAAACGGTTCGTGTGGATGCTTCCGAAGTGATTCACCTCTTCCGACCGCTGCGTCCTGGCCAGATCCGGGGGGAACCGTGGCTTGCCCGGGCGCTCGTGAAGCTCAACGAACTAGACCAGTACGACGACGCCGAACTGGTGCGCAAGAAGACCGCCGCGATGTTCGCGGGATTCATCACGCGCCTGGCCCCCGAAGACAACCTGATGGGCGAGGGACTGGCCGACCCCAATGGTGTGGCACTGGCCGGGCTCGAACCGGGCACCCTGCAAATTCTGGAGCCGGGCGAGGACATCAAGTTCTCGGCCCCGGCCGATGTCGGCAGTTCCTACGCCGAGTTCATGCGCCAGCAGTTCCGGGCAGTGGCGGCCGCCATGGGCATCACCTACGAGATGCTCACCGGTGACCTGACGCAAGTCAACTACTCGTCGATCCGCGCCGGCCTACTGGAGTTCCGCCGCCGCTGCGAGGTGATCCAGCACGGAGTGATCGTCCACCAGTTGTGTCGTCCGATCTGGCGCGCATGGATGGATCAGGCGGTGCTCGAAGGTTCGCTCACGCTCCCCGGCTACAGCCGTCATCCGCGTGAGTACCAAGTCGCCAAGTGGATTCCGCAGGGCTGGCAGTGGGTCGATCCGCAGAAGGAGTTCAACGCCATGAAGCTCGCTATCCGCGCTGGACTCACCAGCCGTTCGGAGGCGATCTCGGCCTATGGCTACGACGCCGAGGATGTCGACCGGGAGATTGCGACCG